CTCGAACACGCGCCCGTCGGTGAATTGCACCGTCACCACGACGATGTGGTAGTCACCGAGGCTCGTGAACCGCGTCACCGTCGACGCGATCCCCATCGGCCGGATGTGCTCCCCGTGTGCCTGTTGTGCCCGGTGCGCCACCGTCGCGTAGGGTTTCCCCCGTATCTGCATTATTCCGCCCATGTCCCTTTGCCTTCCGTTCCGTGCGCCGTATCAATAGCGCCGGGACCACCCCGAGCGCCTGTGCAATCCGTTCCAGTGTCTCCTTCCTTATCGCTGCCTCACGCTTGCCGTCAGCCACGTCCCGCCCACGCTCGGCGCGCACGATGGTGGCATACGACGTGTTCGACAACCGCGCCAGCGCCTCCATCGACATCCCAGCGAGCAGGCGGACTTGCCTCATGGTCTCGCCGGAGATCCGGACATCGTCCGGCTGACCGCGCCATACCGTGGCACGCGCAAAGTCCGGCATCAGCGATCACCACGTGCGATCAGCCGTCGCAGTTCGTGCCACGCTCGTTCCAAAAACTCGACCTGCCGTCCGTCGTCCAACCCGTATACCGCCCAAGTCAAATACAACCCATCCGACATGCGCCCAAGCATCGTTCGCCGGATCGCCTCCGGTATCAACCGTGTCCGGACGCGCTCCAGCGCCGAATCCGTGTCCCTTTGGACCCCATTATCGTCACCGTCGATCAGGTATTCCCATGCCAGGCGTGCCAGCAGGTGATCGTGCGCCCACGCCTCGACGTCGAGTGGACTGCTGAACCGCAACCGCCCATCCGTCGTCACTGCGCCGGTCACGCTGACCTCGGTGACCACATCGTCCATCAGGTCGCCGTTCATGCCATCACCCCGAACCCGGAGCGCATCACGGCGCGGGCCTCATCCTCGTCGCATTCGATCACGCTGTCGCCGGAGGCATCATCCACAATCATCGTGAACACGTCCGGCCTGCGCTCGGGTCGCACGACAACCACCGGCACCGATGCCTGGAGGATGCCACCGCGAACGGGACGGCGATACCGCCCGTACGGCGAGATCATGTCCCACACGTCGGACCACACCGCCGAGCGCACCGTCAGGACGTTCGGCACATCGACGACCCCGTGCGTGACCACGGACAGGTCCGCCAAGTGCCCGTGATCCCGCGTCACCGTGATGTCCGCATCGGGATAGCGCGCGGACAACTCCATGTGCACCTGCACCGCGAATGCGTCGCACGATGCGTTGACATCATCGCCGACCTCGGGACCGACGCCGATCAGCGTCGGTGTGTACGTTACCTCGATCTCCACCTGTTCCCCTTTCATGGTCTGTCCTACATGGTGCCACATGGCTATAGCCATGTCAAGCGTTTGGCGAACCAATCTGGCAACTTGGCTACCACTTCCGGCCGCTCGAAATCGTTCGTCCCATCGCGTCGATGATCGGCATCGCAACCACCGCGGATGCGCGTCGCGCGTCGTTGTCGTACCACGCCTCACCGCGTCCGAGGACGATCACTTTGACGCGATCAGCACCGACGCGCCTGGCAATTGCCACCGCGTCGTATGACCGATCACGGAGCGGACACCAGCCCGCGGTCCCGTGACTTTCGGGCGTCTGGCATAACATGACCGGCTTGACGCCATTGCGGTACGGACCACACAACCACCGTGCAAAGTCGTGACCATCGCCCGTCACCGTGCGCCACACGCCGGTACCGACCACGTAAATCAGTCGGCCAGTGTCGCGCTGGCGCAACATCCACGCGGTCTCCTGATGCAACCAAGGACCATTGTTCGCGGCTTGGATGTTGGCCGCCCCGAAGGCTGATTCGCGCCGGTGCGCGCCGGTGCGCTGATACGCATGCACGACGTAAAAGCGCACCCGCCCCTGCGATATCACCCACGCGTCGTACCCGTCGACCAAGCGCTCGCGCATCATATTGGCGTTGAGTGCGCGACCCACGCGCCTCGGGTCCGGTCGATCAGGACGCACCAATGACACTTTCAGCCGTTGCCCGTCGTACAACGTCACCCCTGGAGCGTCCAGCACCGCGCGTTTCGCCGTCTCCCAATCCGGCGCTTCCACGAGCGCCAGCATGTGCTCGTTGGCGATCTGGTTCCGCGGATGCGCGCCGTAGCGACGCACCGTCCATTTGTATGTCGTCACATCGTCACCCCGGCGTGCGCGAACATGTCCATCGTCTCGCTTGACGCCTCGGCTGCCCGCAAGTTCGATGCAGCCACGCGGTAGTAACTCGGCTTGAGTTCGACGCCGACGTACTTGCGTCCGAGTTTGACCGCCTCGTGACCCGTCGAACCGACGCCGTTGAACGGATCAAGGACCACCTCGCCCTTGCCGGACCACAGCCGGATGCAGTTGCGGATGAACGGCAGTTGCAGCGGGCACAGATGGCGTTCGTCATCCTGACCACGCGCTGCGAGCACGGGTAGGACGTCCGTCTCGCGGATGTCCCACCAGACCGGCGCTGCAAGTTTGATCCACTCGTTCGGCGTTACCTCGGTCGAGATTGGCACCGGATGCTTGCCAGGCGTCCTGAACACAAGGAGGTAATCCGCCCATGCCTGCCACATCGCGCGACTGTCACGGCCGAGTTGGACGAATAACAACCCCTTGGAATGGTTGCGGATCGCCTGCGCCTGCGGGTTCTTGTTGACCGTCACTTCCGAGTGAAACACGAAGCCCTCGCTACGGAAGTGACGGATCGTGTCGCCCCGGAAGTCGTACCGGCCACTCGCGCCGTGTGAGTTCTCATATTCCGGCAGGTTCGCCACGTGGATGCAGATGATGCTGCCTGGCTTGTGGACGCGCATCAGTCCCTTGGTGACCCACGACATGTGCTCCCAGAAGTGCTCATGAGACCGCACATTGCCGAGGTCACGCGCCGATGGCGAGTACGTGTACGTGCTCCCGAACGGAATGCTGGTGACGGTCAAGTCGACCGACGCCTCCGGCAGTGCCATCAGCACTTCGCTACTGTCCCCGTTGTAGAGGCTCCACGCCTCGCCGTGTTCCTGATCAATGACGTTCATGCCCATTCCCCTGTCGTTGTGGTCAGCCACGCCGGTACGATCATCGGCATCACCGGGTCGTATACGTCCGTGTAGTCCGTTTCCCCGCGCAATTCCTGCACTTCGAACTCCGCCATCGCGGCGACCAGTTCGCGTGTCAGAACGCCAGCCTCCTGCTCCTTCCGTAGCACGTTGTTGTAGATCGCCCGCTCGGGTTCGGTCAGGACGATGTGCGCCGTGACCGGCCGGGACTGTCCGAACCGCCACGAGCGCCGGATCGACTGGTAGTAACTCTCGTAACTGTCCGACAACCCGACGAATGCCATCCGGGCGCACGTCTGGAAGTTGAGACCGAACCCGGCAATCGACGGATGCGTGATCAGCACGCGGACCTCGCCATCCGCGAACCGTCTCAATAGATCTTCCTTCCGGTCGACGCTGTCGGACCCCTGGACGATCTCCGCGCCGGGTAGCGCCTTTGCCAGTCCCCGCGCCTCGTCAAGCCGTCCGTACCACAGTAGCCACTGTTCCGCCGGTTCGGCATCCACGATCCGGACCGCTGCCTCGACGCGACTGTCGACCGTGGTACGCCGAACCTTGGCGCGCTCGGTCACGCCTTTGAGTTCAGTGAAGAAGAGATGCCCGTCCGGCGCCCAATCGACCTCAACGAAATGCGCCTCGATGGACAGGGTCGGCAGGATGTACCCGTCATCCGGATAGCCCAGGTCCGACGGCAACTTGCAGGCAATCGCCCACGACGCCAGCCATCGGTAGAAGTCGCGATGCGCGTGCGACTTCAGCCGGTACTGGCCGGTCGACCCATCGTCCGATCCTCGCGGTGTGAAGAACTTCGCCAGCATTTCCTGCTGCGTCATGACGGAGAGGAAGTCCGCGTGGTTGCACAGTTCGATGATGTCGTTCGGGGCCGGGGTCGCGGTGCAACACAACCGATAGCGCGTGTTCCGGAATGTCTTCACGAGCGCGCGCTTCGTCTCTCCCGTGAACGCCTTCAGGACCGAACTCTCGTCAAGCACCACGGCCTCGAACGTCGATGCGTCGAACAAGTGCAGGCGCTCATAGTTGCTGACCGTCACGCCGTCAATCGCCTGTGCCCCGGTCCTGGCATACGTCACCGGCACGCCCCACTTCGTGCCCTCGCGGACGAACTGTTGCGCCACCGCCAACGGCGCTAGGATCAGGACGCGCTTCGCATGTCCGCGTGCCAGCAATTGCCGGGACCATTCAAGCGCGATGAATGCCTTTCCAAGTCCGGTGTCGGCCCATACCGCGCATCGACCCTTGCGAAGCGCCCACGCCACAATGGCGCGCTGATGTGGCAGGAGATCGGCGTGCAATTCACCGGGCGCAACCCGGAACCCGGCATCCGGCACCGTCGGCCGTTTGCCCGCTAGGAACGTCATGTACTCCGTCGTCACAATCCCAACTCCATCTGTCCCCGTGGTTCCGTCGCCGTCAACGCCGCCAGGCGCTCCTCGAGGTGCGCCAGCGCAACCGCGCGATCCGTCCCAAGATCCACTTCCGCGTCACGTCCACCGCCCCACGGCACGACCGCATACCGTCCGTCGCGCAGGATGATTTGCCACACGCCGCGCGTCGACCCTTGGGTCACGCTCGTCGGCCTGACGTGGTTGGCACCGACGCGGTACAGCGACGCGACGCAGCGCGCCGTCTCGCCTGCGATCCACGGTTGCCAGCGTGGCAGATCATCCGCCACGTTTTCGAAGATGCGGATGCCGAGCGTCACGATCTCCCCGTCGTATTCCGGGTCCGTGACGTTCACAGGCCACGCCTGTACGCGTCGGCGTCCTCTTGCATCGCGTCACGCAGCGCCCGCAACCGCGCCACCGCCTCCATCAACGTGACACCGTCAGACGCAGCGCCCGTCCACACGTCGCGCCATTCGCCGTTGTGTGCCCGCGCCTTGGACAGTTTGCCGGCTGACCAATCGCGCACCGTCGTCGGTCCCACGATGCGGATCGTGTACGTCCCGTCACATTCGATCAGTCGAACGATCTGACCACCCGCGTCGTTGCGACGCTCGCGATCCTCCTGGTGCCACGTGATCAGTCCGAGGTGCGTGACGCTGCGGTCACCCTCGTTGACCGTGAACCCGCGGTATTGCGGTACCGCGTTGACGACGTACGAATGCGTGTACCGCGTCGGGTCCATCCGCGGTGCCAGTGTTGCCCGGACCTTGGTCGTTCGTGCTTCCATTGCGAGTTCCCCTTTCCAGCGTCATCGTAATACATGGCTATAACCATGTCAACCTTTTTGGGACCAATTCCGGACAAAGAAAAAACCCGCCCATCCGGTGGTCGATGCCGGATGGGCGGGCGGAAACGGAAGGGAACCGGACTGGAAGAAAGCATTGTGGCGGGGAGACCGCCACCATCCAAACGGATGATGCCCGCCGGTGTTTCGCACCGACGGGCACCAGGCGGATTGCACTCGTCGCAACGGGGGACATGCGACGGATGCTGCGCGCAACCGGCGCGCGGGGAAACATGCCGGTCACCCGGTCGGCGTGACGGTCAGGATGATGGCAACCACGGTCCCGATCACGTGGTCCACGGCCTGCTCGAACGGTGCGACGTACTCGCCAAGACCGATCAGGTTCAGGAACGCATCAACCGTTCCCGCACTGGCAAGCGCCTTCGCGATCCAGATGAGCGCGCGAACAATCGCGATCCCCATCGTCGTCGCTGCGATCACCCGTCGCCAATGACGCCGAAGCGCGCTGCCACATGCGAGCACGCCTCTGAATGCGAACCACAGCGCAGATTGGATCACTGACCGGCTCCATATACACGTATGCCCGCCCCACGGTGAGTTGCCGTGTGGGACGGGCATACGGTTGCGTTTGCGCTAGATGTGGTTGACCCAAACGCGTGGGAAACGCACCTACAGGGTGCGATACCCTCCGGTTACCCGGCACCGCCATCATATCACGCAGTGGAAGTGGCTGTGCCACCACCACCGGACCCCACGGACCCTGGCGGATACCCGTTGCCGTTACCGTTCGGCGTCTGGCCGGACCCTCGGAACAACCAGCCCGTCACGGCACCAGCCGCGCCCACGAGCGCGGTTTGGCTCGACTGCGACTGATCGTACAACGCCGACCAACAGATCGCGCCCACGACCATGACGGCGATGACGCCACCGACGCCTTCGCGGAACGTCCACACCGGCTTGTCAGGCACCACCGGCGGGCGCCTCGGCTGGTGGCGCTACCGCTTCGAGTTCGGCAACCCGCGCCCGGAGCGCCCCGATCTCCTCGATCCACCCGGCGAGGCTGACGCTGTTCGCCGACCACGCCTTGACGGCGCGCAACAGGTCCGGCACTTCCGATGCCGGGTAGCCGGTCTCGATCAATGCCTCGGCGATTGCTTTCAGTTCCGGTGTCACATCGTCCTCCTGGTGCGTCTCCGCCCACGCATCGTACGCGTGCGCGACAAGGATCGGGTCGTAGTATTGCGCTGCCACCGCCTCGCGTGCCTGACCCTTCGGCCAGTAGCGCCAGTGTGGCGGCTGCTCGCGGGACACCTCGAAGTGCAGGTGACAGAACTCCCACCCGCCGGATCGTCCGACCGCTGCGATCGGTTGCGTCCGTCGCGCCGTGGTCCCGATCTCGGTGTACGTCGCGTCACTCAGATGGCAATAATGGACATATGCCCCGGCATACGGCCCGGCGTCAAGACGCCACCACTGATGCAGTCCGAACCCGGTCAGGTCGACCACATGCGCCATGAGTGTCTGATCGGTGATCGCGACCACGGGCGCACCGCAGTCGGCATTCCCGCCGGCCCCGCTATTGAAATCGACCCCGGGGTGGAAACATCCAGCCCCGTTATCATCGAGGTATCCCCATCCACCCATCGTCGGATTGTGTTCGGTGCTGTCAATCTGGGGAAACACGCTCATCATCCTCCTTGGACCACAGATCCCATTCGTTTGATACGTACGCGTCACGGTTGCGCTCGATGTGCGCCAGCCGGTACAGGCCGGGTTCCGACCTGACGTACGCGTGCACCGGGCATCCGCACGATTGTACCGCCATCGTCGATGTGGCGTAGGAACGCCCGTTCGGACAGTTGTGCCGTGCAATCGCCATGAGTTCATGCAGGCCCGACTCGCTGCCACCCGCCTTGATCCACGTCTCAGCGATGGTAGCCACGGCCCGCCTCGATGCTGTGACCGATCATCGCGATGATGATCCACATCAGGATTGCGCCAATGGCGATGCGGATCACGGCAGTGGTTCCACCGGCGGTGCTGTCCACACGTCGTCAATCAGCGTCCAGCCGGGTGGGACGAATTCGTCACGCTCGGCGTCGAACGCGTACCCGATCCCGGCATATCGCTTGCGTTGGTTGCCGTTGTAACTGGTCTGCACCCACGTTCCGCCGAGTAGGTCGGTTAGGAACGCCTTGCCCAACTCTTCATCCTCAGTTCCATCCGGCGTGGTTATCACATCGTTGGCGACCACAAGCACGCGGATCACGCGGTTGTCGGTGTCGAGTTCAGCGTAATGTGCCATTCGCTCAACCTACCGTCACCGCGAGGATTACAACGCCTGATCCTCCAGCGCCACTCGCGGTCAAGTTGTAACAACCACCACCACCTCCGCCGGTATTCGCGCTTCCAGCCGCCGCCGGGGTACCCGACAAGCCACCCCTGCCACCACCTCCATTGCCGCCAAGTGCGCCCAAAATGCCACCGCCACCGCCTCCAGCACGAAATGTGCTCGTACCGGTGATTGCAGAGGCTAATCCCACGCCGCCAACCGCCGTGGCAGAGGAACTATTCCCGGCGGCTCCAACCGCACCCGCACCCCCGCCACCTGCCCCGCCTTGAGTAGAAGCAGACGTTCCTCCGGCATATCCTTGGTTTGTGGTACCCGCCCCACCCACGCCAGTGTATGGCCCACCGATATTGCCGCCACCGCCTCCAGACCCTCCTGCATTCGCGTTCGCGGTTGTACCGACAGCATCTCCGCCACCGCCTCCACCCACCGCGGTGAGATAATCCGGTGCGCCCGTAACCCCAAACGATGATGCGGAGCCGTTATTGCCATTACCCGCCGACACCGCCGCGCCACCCGCGCCAACAACGACGGCATACGTGTTTCCCGCTATGAGGGATATGCCAGTACCAAATGCAGTTCCGCCACCTCCAGAGACTTCGCCTGCCACGTTGGAAATATATCCACCTGCACCGCCACCTCCGCCATAGCCACTGTTATAACCACCACCACTGCCGCCACCAGCGATGACAAGCAGTTCCGCACGCACTCCGATTGACGAGTTCAGCGTCCATGACCCCGTAGAGGTAAAAGTGTAGACCTTCCATGTTGCGCCCTGCCGGTTCACGATACTGACCGTTGGCGAACCAGTAACGGTCACGTCAAACGCTGAGGATGCGTTTTTCGAACGGACGAGGCTGCGGTACTTTGCGCCGGTAAGGTTCGCCCCGCCCGCGTTACTTACACTCACGGCCCGGTCAACCCGTACGCGGTGATGTGGATCATCATGACACCTGCACTCCGTCAGCCGAGATCACGACATCCGGCGACGTCGCGGATGCCACAAGGTACCGCCAGGTCGTATCAAGGACGTGACCGGCGCTCAACAGGACCGTATCGTTCGCCGCTATCGTCGCGTCGCCGGTGATCGTCCAGTCCCCGTGATACGCGTCGCGCTTGGACTTCGAGACCCGGTACGTCGCCGAGGATGCGCCATTGTTCGCGATGCTGAGATTGGAGAGGACCGTCATCGTCGATGCTGTCGCTCCGTTGTCGTACACCGTCGCACTCGCCGGGTTCGCGGTGATCGTGCCACTCGCGAACGTGCCCGTGATCGTCGTTGCACTGACGGTCTGCGACGCGGACACGGTGTACGTTCCCGTCCCGCCTTTGCCAGTCCCGAGCGCGGTGATCGTGGTCGCAGCCGTGACGCCGGTCCCGGAGATCGTCTGCCCGACGCGCAGCCTGCCAGACGTGACCGCGGTCACGGTCAGGACGGTTGTGGCGATGGACCCCGTTACCACGGCGTTGCTCGACTGACCGGCGTACAGGGTCGTCGAACTGACGGTCTGCGACGCGGACAGCGTGTACGTGCCCGTGCCTCCGGTCCCGGTCCCGAGCGCGGTGATGTACGTCCCGGCAGTCACGCCGGTCCCATCCACCGTTTGTCCGACCGCAAGCGTTCCGGAGGCTACCGCGCTGACGGTCAGCACCGTTGTCGCAATCGACGCCGTCATCACAACGGCATCCTGATACGTGGCAAACGCGGTCCCTGTCCCACCCGTCGAGGTTCCGAGTGCGATCACCTGCAACCCCGGTGCCAGGCCAGTCGCCGACAGCATCTGCCCCGTGGCAAGCGTCCCCGTCAATGCGGTGACGTTCACGGTCAGGTTCGATACCGTCGCGGTCAAACTTCCTGCAACGATGCCGGGTCGCACGAACCCGAGTGCTTTTACGGTTTCGGGCATTACATGCCTCCCAACAAAAACGACTTTTGGAACCCGTTACCGCCGATTGATTGTTCCGCGCCCGCTGCGCCCGCACGGTAATACAGCGCGCCATCCGTCTTCGCGTACACCGCCGTCAGTCCGGCTCCTGGTGCACTCGGACTGGACGATTGCTGCACGAACGTGTGCACCACACCGTCCGGTGAGATCACGAGAATGTTGCCCCGGACCGTATTGTGATCAGACGCAAGGATCGTGTCGGTACCACCCGTCACCGTGCGGATCGTTCCCCAAGCCATGATCGTGCTCCTACGTTGTTGACAGTGTAACCGTCCACGATACCGTGGCGGTCTGGCTGGACGTCTTGGACCAGGACGTCAGGATGCGCGCAAACAGCGTCCCGGACCCTGCCGTAGCGGTTGCCCCGGTAAACAGCCCAAGTTCCGTCCACGACCCGTTTGCGACAGACGTCGGATAGAACGCCTCCAGCGTCGCCGTCGCCGAACTCACTTCAGCAACGGATGCGGTTCGCCACGTAGCGGTATCCGCGGTCACGAGCGCGGTGTCACCCGCGTTGACGGCCGTCGTCCCCGTCCCGAGTTCGAGGTACCACGACGTGGCGCTGAACGTATCGGCAGCGATCAGCGCTGATGCCAGTTGGTTGAGCCCCGCGGTTACCACGAGGTTGCGACCCTCGGCAACCACGACATCGTCCACGCGGACGGTGACGTACCCACGCACGCCGATGCTGTTATTGGTATATACCGCGTCCATATTTCGTCACATCGTACTTCGGCGTGGTAGGCGCCTCGACAGTCACGGTGACCGCCTCCGAGCGCATATAAACGATCTGATCCGCCGCGATGAATTGTTGCAACGGTCGCCCCCGGACGTCCGAGGATGCAGGACGCAACCCGTCAATGATGCGCGCCATGACGCGCGTGATGTCCTCAGCAGCCATCGCTACAATTCTCCATATATATCGGTTGACAGCGTCAGGTCGACCTGCCACTGATCCGGCGTGGCAAACCGCTTCTGGACGTCCGTCACATAGAGGTCGACGCCGGACGCGAATGCGCCCCCGAACCGCCGATCCGATGTGAACCGGAACACCTGACCGTCACGCCAGCCGGACCCGAACACGCGTGCGGTCCCGACCCATTTGTGTGCACGGGTCGCCAGGTAGAGTTGCGCCCGCGCCTTGATCGCATCTTGCGACACGTTCACGAGTTCCGAAGCGCTGAACACGTCCTCGTAGACGCCCGTCGAAACGGACGACCCTTCACGGGTCAGCACCTCGGTGATTGATGCGCCATCAACGACGCGGTTCACCTTGGGTTCAATGTCGAGGTACGGGTATGTCACCGCAACCGTTGCCCCCGCGGGCGGCACGGTCTCGAAACGGACGCCCCAGTTCGGCAGGCACAGGAGCGCGACATCACGCGTCTTACCGTCACCAGGTTTGCCGTCAATGTTTTCCCGCAATAGTCCCCCGTTGGTTGTCGTATACACCGTCGGTGGACCAACGGTCGGCGTCACGGTCACCGTCGTCCCGTTGTACGTTGCTGGCTCATATCCCAGCGGGAAGAATGACGCATACCCGTCGGCTGTCGCCAATGGTTGCGCGAACGATAGTGGTGCGCCGTCATCGTCCGTCGCCACCGACTTCGCGTCCTTGATGAATACGACGTTCGTGATCTGATCGCCGACTTCCTCGAGGACGAGATCGCCAATGGTCGTCTGCGTTTCCCACGTCAGGCTCGCAACCGGCGCTGCGGATGCAGCCCCGGTCAACGGCTGAAAAACGACGTTGCGGTCGTAATCGACGTACCACTTGTACCCGACGATTTTCGCGATGCGGTCAATCGCGCTTGATGGCGCCTCGAAGTCGTACACCTGTTGCGGGATCACATGGCCGTCTGCGATCAGCGACTGCCCCCACGTGATCGCACCCTGATTGCACGTCCCGGTGATGATCGCCTTGACGATGTTTCCCGCGAGGTCAGTCGTCGCCTCGTCGTCACCGGCCGGGATCTTCACGCCCTGAACAAGGAAACGATCAAACCATCGCGTGTAATCGCTGCAATCGACCGCGTACACGTACGATGATGTCCCACCGGATGATTCCGACACGCGCTGCGTTACGCCTGCGAACTCTTTCGTCCCGTCCACGGTCAGGAT